TACTTGTGTGAAAAATATGAGGTCCGTACTCATGTACGTCTATAACTCCGTGTTTTCTTGTAAAACAATTGCCTGCTATGTGAGGGTTCTTATCGATTACTAAACATTTGTAGCCTTCGTCTGTTGCTAAACGAGCAAACGTTGCGCCAAATAAACCAGAACCTACTACTAAAAAATCAAGGCTCACGAGTAGTGCGGGACTAAGAGGCATCAGCAGCATAAATCACCCAGGGAGGGCGACAACGCTGTAGTCTTAAGGCTTTTTCACAATTTTTCAAATTTCAAAATCCATGAAAAATTACTTGCCGGCTCAAAAACAAGTCTGACTGACAAAAAACGTGCCCGCTAGACCTGCTTTGCTCAAAACCAGTAGTGAAGAAGACTACTTAATACACCTAAGTTACCGAGGATTCCTCGCTACCTGGTTTAGGTGCAAAAAACGTGAACCAATTTCTTATAGCATCACCTGTAGCTGTGCCCGGTGATGTCCTTAATGCTTTTAATAGTTGTTTAGGGCTGGTAAACAGCTGTGTTCCAGTGCCTTGATACAACGTAAACCAAATACCCTCGGTGTTCTGAGTACCAGGGTGAACATTTGCAAACACACGAAAACTACCCCCATCAAAAGCACGACTTATTCCAGTGCAGGGTGGTGTTACACCACATGCTTTAAGGACGGAAGCCTTAAGCACTGATTCAGGAATAGCAGCTAGTTGCCTCCAGGAAGGCTGAGGTGTTGTAGCTGAAGTGTTATCTGCCCCCACAACGGTTTGCCTCTCAAGTAAAAAAGCCTTTTGTTCGGTCATTAGTTTTTTCTCGACTGGAATATACCTACTATTTTTAAAAATAGTATTTCGGTTTTTGTTAGATTTAACTTAGACTAAAGAAGTCAGGAAACGAAGATAAAACTTCATAATTCTTAAACTTTTAACTTTTTTCTTCAAGTGTTCCCCTCAACTTCTTTACCTCAAGTTCCGCAACCGCTTTATAAATCACAGTCAGACTATATATCTATTCAATTTAAAAAATTAGTTCCTCTAATGAGCGGTTCTAAAACAAAAACTTGCTCTACCTCATCTTATTGCGCTTCCTCATTAACTTCTTTACTTACGTGGGACGCAGACGGAAACTTATATATTGACTGATTCTTTGACTATTCGCTATTTGCAAATAGCAAACCCGTCGAATTCCACGGGGTAAAGCTACTTATATCGAGCAAAGTCAAGCAGGAGCTATCTCCAAGTTAATTTTAAGTTAACTCGGGGTTTATTAAGCGAAACCGTGACCTAGACTAGCCTGCGTCCATAAACAAGAGCTTGCTACGTATAGCTTCAGGGCTCATTTGTGACAAATAACGCCAAGCTTGGTCAGGCGCTTGGTTCATGGTCTGACTAAAACCTTGCCACTGAGAATCAGGGTCCACGCGGTTACCGGCTGAACTAGATGCTGCGGGAACAGCAGGTAGTTGGTCGTAACGAGGTTGATAAGCGTTTTCTACTCGAGCAGGAGAATCCATATCCACTGGATAAACTTCAGTAAAGAAGCGGTTAGTGTAGTCAGCCAACTGGTCAGGATCGGTGAGAATTACTTCCATCGCCTGAGCCCTGTGGGCCACAGTATTTAGAGCCCTATCTTGCTGAATGAGAGCATCTTCCAGCGTAGTGGCATACTGGTTTAAAACAGCAGGGGCTTCAATACCAAAGTGATTAACTACGGCGGCGGTTTCGTCGCTGAGGACGGGTGTTTGTTGTTGAGCCGTAGAAGTCGGATAGGAACTCTGGGTTGTAGATCCGTTGTTGTACGAGATCTGCGGAACCGTAGGGGTTTGTGTTTGCCACGGTTGGGCTTGTAAATTCTGACTGTACTGTTGAGTATCCTGCGGCACCATCTGGTACTGAGGATACTGTGCTGCCTGGCTGGGGGACGGGGACATTCGAGAAACCACCCGCTCCAGGCTGCCCATCGCCGCTTCCCATGGGTTGGACGGGGAGGACGTTGACGGAAACTGGTTGTACTGGTTGCTGGTAGAAGGGCCCGTTGGGAGTGTTCCCTGCGATGGCGCTTGGGCTGTAACCGCCGAAGGTACCCCCTGGGTAGCTGTTACCCACTGGGGGTAGGCGGTTGAGCCCTGATCCAGGGGAGCCGCCTGGGAGGCTGCTACCGCCGGGGAAACCGGGCTCGGGATTGAAGCTTGGATCTGCTGGCTCATAACTACCCGAGAAAGTCAGTTCTTGTGCAAGGTGGTCAAACGTCCTGTACAACAGGGGCGTTAAGTTAAGGCGTGGATCGCTCCCGAGGGGTTGATCCGGCGCTAGCGGATGAGGCGTTTGCAACATCTGTGTTAATAATACTAAAAATTGTTGTAATGCGCTTTGTGTTTGTTGAACCATTCTAAAAGGAAACCCTTTTAGCATTTCGGAACGTTCAGCATCTGTTTTATCCGGGAAGAGGTATTTAAGAGCCTCAACGCTGTCCACACCTAGCTCTTGAAGGTTTCTGACAACAATTGATTTCTGATTTATGTCATACGCTGTATCTTCATAAACATCACCTTGGAACCTGTACGTAACTTGCCGATCACCATCAGGAGGAAGACCAAAAACTCCCTCAGGCAGAGCATTATTGTTTAAAGCTTCTTGAATCGAAGTTGAAACTATAGTTTCAAATTTCGCTAGATCAACAGAATATTTTTTCTCTTTTTCTACATCTTTCTCTTGAGGTTCAACAGGGACTTTTATTCCCGTTACAGCAATAAAACTCTCTCTAAAAACTTGCTCTTGATGATAAATAATCATCTCGAGCAGGCGACAAAAACCATATGTTAAGAAACTCTTATTTTTTCCTAAAGCAGTGGCTTGTGCCCTGCCCATCAAACCTTTAATTTCCGTGGCGGTCGCACCAGCAGAGACTGAAATCTCATCAACACCTCCTAATGCAGTTCTGATCTCTTCCCTTAATAAAAGGGCATAACGATTCATGTCACCGTTAATCGGATCAGGAGACATGTAGCCCACGCGATCGCTAGGCTCTACGTTTGCAATAATACGAGGGACACGTAAGCCACCTAACGAGGAGTTAGAACCAAAAGGCTCTGATACTCGAGTAGAAGGGGTATCCCTGCCTCCGAAACCACTTTGGCTACTAATGGTAGGTCTAAACGTACGATCGGCGTCTGAGGCCTCTACAAGGTCTGATCGTGGGCGAGAACTGATTAAAGTGGGATTACCAAAGAACTCAATATTTTTAGCGATGTTACGCATCATCTGGTCATGAAGCACAATTTGCTCCATGAAGGGATCAAAATCTCCTTCTCCCTCTGTACCGCTAGCGTTAGGTTTGTTTAAAACCTCAACTGCGGGAATAAAACCAAGAGTATTCGGACGAGAAGTTTTGGGGTTTAAAATCGAGCCGGGCTCTAACTCAAAACTTAACTGAGTGTTTGCTTCATACTCTGTTATATTTTTATCGGTAATAGAGATACGTACATACCTATTATTTAGCCCATACGAGTCAGAAGGTAGACCTAAACTAGAATTACGCACTTTATAGCTGTACGTAATCACAACTTCATTTATATTTCCGTTTACATCGTGGTAAACACGGTATTGATCCTTAGGAAAAAAATAAATTTGATATTTTAGTTTTGGATCGGGTCGGAAATAAAACAACCCACACCCGTCGATCAAAAAGCTTCTAATAATCGCAGGAAAACGAATATCTAATTTATTTAACTCAAGCAGACTGTTTAAAAACTTTGAGCGGGCACGAAAGGTGTCTTGTTCACAGTAGAAAAAGAGGCCTTTTTTGATCATCAACAGCGTCATTTGCTGCAGATGGCTCAAAACGACCAAAGTAGCTGCTTGATTACCCTGAGTTTGATTCCGGGCAGCAGCTAGTATCTCGTTGAAACGTTGTCTGACGCCTAACGTGTCCGCCATTACTTCCTCAATTTTTTAAAGATATCAGCGTTTAGCTGATTTTTCCATTTCGCGTTTAGCTTTGGCTTTTTTTGCTTTCCTAAGAGCCTCACTGCGCTTAGTCATCTTAGTGTCCTTGTCATCCCCCTCTTTACCGTTCTTTTTCTCGAGATACTCACGAAGACCAGCGGGCATTTTGTCAGCCATTATCCGGAAGGAGGTAGGTTTTTACTCTATCTAGTTTAAACAGTTCTTTCGGTAAAAGCTCATGAGGATAAGGCTGTAAAATATGGTCTTTCCTTCCGAGAGGATCTGTGGAACCAGAAGAAGCTTCGTAAGTGTCTAAAAAATCCAACATTTCCTTACTATAGGAGGGAGCGTGTGCGTTAGGTATGCTGTCATAACAATGAGAAAAAGAAGTAATCTTATGTTTACGCCTAGCCGCATCGCCCATCCAGGTAAAATGCCAGCCTGCATCACAGTCACCTAAGACCTTAATTCGATCAACAGAGTAAATTTGTGTAATGCTATCCTTTAGGTGTTCATAAAGTAGTGTTACCCCGCACGGCCAATTTAAAGGTCCTGTTTTAGGATTTGTTACTTGCAAATCTGCATATCCAGCCAGGTAGGCCATGGACAACCTAGTAAAATACTCAGGATTTTCTTTAGCAACCTTTATGGATTCAAGTAAAGAAGAAGGTTTGGGGATTTCATCTACATCACTGATAAAAAATACAGAATCTGGTGGGCACATCCTCATACCCACACCGAGTGCATCCCTCTGCGCGTACTCTCGCACCCAAGGATTTGGGTGGCTATCAGCAGGAGGTAGTTCGCAGTGCAAAACTTGAATTTTGTCTTCCGGTAGTCCCAACTTCCGGATTGTATTTACACAAGTAAAATCTTTACTTTCCCCTTTAAAGGTAAGGTTCGCATCCGCGATGATAAACCCATCCACAATGTCCTTGAGCATTTCGACGCGAAGTTCGAGGAGCTCTTCCTCGTCGAAATACATAAAACAGTCAAAAAGCATGGCAGCTAATTAGGCTGACAGCATACTAACTCTATTATTGAAGAATTCCACCCCCGGCTAAGTACTTAAAGTTTCCGTTAACTCCGCGTTGTTTGGCTTTTGCTCGATTTAAAAGGTCTTCCTTTATATCAAGAGGAACTGTCCCTGTGTGGTTTTCGCCCTCATCTTCAACTCCATAAAAACCATATTGAGGAGGGATTGGTCCTTGAGATCCAAGTTGATCCAGTTGAGCCGTATATTGATCAGATTCCATCTCTGGTCTTTGGGCTTGAGTTTGAGCACGAGCTGCCCTTTCCTGCGCACTTAAAGCATTAGTAAAAAAATTGGAGTTGCGAGCAAAATAATCCATGAGACCTATTTTTTCCTACTACTAAGATACTTGCTAGCTCGGCGACGTGCTTCTTTAGCTTTTTCTGTATTAGGAACTTGTGTATTTACAGGCTTATCCCCTGAGGTAGCACGTTTTTTCTTTTCATCTGTAGCTTGCCTTTCCTCGGGGCTGAGTTGAGCCCAAGCAGAACGAGGTAAATAACGCTCTGTCCTTCCTTTCTCACGAGCTAAATCCGCCATTACTGTATGGGTCCCCCATGTAACCACGCAGCACAGGTCCTTTCAGCCGCGCATTTAAATTTAAAAAGCTGGCAATAACCTAAGTTTGCAAGCTCAAGCACGTCTCTTGGATCTGCGGCTTTATCCTCATTGATCCCTTTAACAATGCAGTTACAAATCGTAGGGGACTGATCAAAAGCTGCGCAGTTTCCGCAAAGAGCTGATTGAGCATGCGCGACATCTGTGTTCCACGTGTCCGCTTTATCCTCCCAAAAACCAGGGTCAGGAAAATCAGGGTTCAGGGGCCCATACTTAAACTTATCTATTGTCCAATTTCGATTTTTTACGTTTTCTTCGACGTTAAGCGTGGCAGTTGGACACACATCCGAAACAGATGTGATTTTTTTCTCAAGAAATAGCTGAGGCTTAACAACTTTGGAGTGTTCCATAATTAGTTTTTTGAGTTTTCGTACTCTTCACGAGTTTGCCAGTCTTCTTTAGACCATTTACTTAACCTGTTCTCAGAGGATTTTTTACCGGAGTAAGTCCCTCCTGCTTCTTTATAGTATTTCGTTGCTAATTGCATAGCTCTCGCGCTATGCCCTCCAAGTTTTTTACGTGCTCTTGCTTTGGCTTGAGCCCATTTAGCAGGGTCTCGCTTTTTAGCTACTTCAGACATGATTAATAAAGAATATAACAGTGATCTATAGTAGAAATCCCACTAACTTGTGTAATTGAAATAGGCAGAAGAACATCGGTTCGAATATGGTTAAAAGTTATAGGTGCTTTGGCGTCTGTAAAAACAACTGTAAGAGTTTTATCTGCATTTTTGTTAGCTGACTCGACATAGACAGCTCGACAAGCGGGAAAATTTCTTGTGGTCCCCGAGGGAACTTCAAATCCGCTTGCGTAAGGAAGCGAAGAAGTTTGACCGTAGTAACTCCCAAAAGCTCTGACGTCCATCTTTAATCCAGTGTTTCAATCAGTTTAGTCAAGTATTCAACCGCTTTGCTTAAATCCTCTTTTCCATTTTTTTGTTCCCATCTCCACAAATATTTTTGTGCGCACCCCTCTAAGTACCCTTGATACTTGACGAGACCCATCGAAGCTCGTTGCACGTCATAACATTCCAAACCATTACGGCTGTAGTACGCGGGCTTAACACAAATTTCCTCTTGGTTCAAATTTGTATATTGTTCCATTTAACTTGTCTAATTGCTTTCGAAGTCTATAAGCTTCTTCACGCGGAACAACAAGACAAATATTTTTTTTATTTAAGCAATAACAAATTTCAACAAAATCAGCTCCTCGTGAAATCATTTTTACGCAATGGTAAACATGCGAGAGCAGTCTAAAAGGTCAGAATGTTTAAGAGCTAAATCAGGAGCATACTTTGTGTCATCATGCCTTAACAAACCAACAGAGTGAGGCACATAGACCCCGTTTTCCTTTACCACAGGTACACAACGTCTGTGCTCTAACCCGTCAGGAGGCTCCTCAAAAGCTAAACCCATAGAACTTCGGTCTGCGATAGGCCAATTTCTAATCCCTACTTTTTGAAAACTTGAATTAGGGTCGTAGCTCTCTGAACGTATGTACTTCTCCCCATCCTCCTGATTAAGGATCATCGCCCCGTAATAAGGGTTTGCTACTTGAACAAAAAAGTCTACATCGTAATCAACAACTAATATCTTTGGAACTGTAAAACCTATGTCATACCAAACATTAGGAGTTTCTTTAGTCAAAGAGTACTTATAGTAATTGTCAAAAGGAATTTTTAAGCCGTTCAACAACTCATATCTGATAAAACCGGGCTCTAACCCCCTTTTACCTAAAACAGGCCTCCATTTACGCCAATACAAAAAGTTCTCTAACGTTATGATCATGTCATTTTCTTGATAAATATAAAAATCTGCTTTCTTGTTAAGAACTTGTAAAGCCAGATCTGTTTTATGAGCCCAAGTTAAGTACCAGTTTTCGTATCCCGGCCCTGCTACAACAACCTCAGGTTTTAGTTTTTTATAAGGATCAAGCAGACTGTTGAGTATTTCAACGTCGTCCTGGCTTTCGTAATCAATATAAATTTTAACACCTAAATCGAAGGGATACCTTAAATATTCGTTTAAAACATTAACAAGACTGTTTAAACGGCTTAACGGTTTGTGCGCCGTTATCGCGACCCAGATCTTTTCTTTCATGTAAAGCTCGGATGCCCGAGAAACCTTTTTGACTCTACTTATTCCCACAAGGGGCGTCAGAATTCTATTGAAAAATTTCCCCTTCTCTGCAGGTACGTTACGAGCCAGGTGTAAGCATCCAGTAAGTCATCATGCGCCGTGGCACCTACATTAATCAGTTGATCAAACAAAGCATCAAACTTTCTGTATTTATTGAAAATGACTTTTTTATTTTCTAGTAGCCCTAAAGTCCCACGGAACCTTGCGATTTTGTCCCCTCTAAAACCTTTAACTTCATGAACATGAAGGTTAGATAACTCTCGCTCGTTTAAAAGCACCCTACGTATGTCCGCTGCCAGAGAAGCTTGGTACGCAACAGACTCTACAACTAACGTAACCGTAGAGTATGTAGGTAAAAATTTACCATCTAAATTTTGTAAAATACCCCATTCCAACAACATGTCACACAACATATCTATTTTTTCAAGATTACCGATCGAGCGACACTGGTGGGAATCAATTATGTAGTACTTGTCCTTCAACCTCCCACCAAGAACAAATGCGGTGTAGTCGCTAGTTTCGTTCTTACTGGCAGACAAATCGACGCCTAGAGCTAACGAATCAAACTCGGTTACGATTTCTCCTTTAATTAAGAGGTCCGGAGACACCACCAAATCTGACGTCATCACAGGTTGCTGCTGATACTGGTAAGCAAAAGCGACAGGGTCTAGTTCTTTCTGTTGCAACAAGTACTCCGAAGACCACTGCTCCGGCCAGTAACTAATTGGTTCCCCCTTATCCCCATATGTAATCGCCTCTTGGGTAACCTGCTTCCACCCTTTTGCAGGCACAAACATTGTTTTATGTATGTCTAGAGGGTGGAAACGTGTGCCCAAACAAACGGCTCGCCCACCTTCAAAAATAATAGGAGAGATAACTGAAGACCAGTTTGTATTCATTTCGTCTCGGATCGTGGGGTTCTTAATGTCCGCACTTGACTTGATGGGGTCGTCCACAATTACGAGATGGGCCCGTTTTGACGTAATAGACCCCCTCAGACCAGCAGCACGTAAGGTAAATTCTTCGTCACCTAGACGGGGAATTTCGGCATAGTCAAAATCAATGGACCAACCAATGTCCGATTGCATACCCGAACGGAGCTGAACCCGTGGAAAAGTTTTGCGGTACTCAGGAGAATCAATAATTTGCTTAATGATTCTGCTTTTAGGTATTGCTGTAGCGATGTTGTAGGAACAGTAAATAATCTGAAGGGGCCTTTTAGCCGTGGTGTGCCTGCCTATAGTCCACGCGGTAAAAAGGTTTAAAACCGTAGATTTTGCACTACCGCGAGGTGCCAAAATATCTAAATTTGGTCCTGCAATGTCGAGCAAGTACTTATTAGATTCTTTTGTAATCAGATGTCGGTGCCACTCGAGCATGTGTTTTGCGGGAGCTTTGTCCAGAATTGTGCAAAAAGTGTGAAAATCATTTGCAGCCCTCCCGTAAATAGAATCTAGTGAGTCTGTAGTTTTTTCAGTAGCACGAACTGCACGTAGTTGTGCTCCACGTCGGTACGCAAATATTTCACGACTTGGCATATCAATAAGTTGACACTATTGTTATAGTAACTCTATCTCAGATTCAACCCAGAGTGGCAAAAATTCTTTGGTACGGAGACGCCTGTTCTAATACAGGTTTTGGCCGTGTAACACACAGCGTACTAGAACATCTGAGTAAGGATCATGAAGTTTCAGTAATAGGTATAAACTACAACGGAGACCCTCACCAATACCCTTTTAAAATTTATCCCGCAGCAAACATGCACTGCGGAGACCGTTTTGGGATTCCTCGCTTACCTGAAATTTTTGAAAAAGAAAAACCAGACATATTTATATGTCTAAATGACATTTGGGTTGTCAATCAAGTTTGGGAGTGCATTCAGTTCTTTAAACAAAAGCATAAATTTAAATTTATAGCTTATTTTCCGACGGACAGTGAGGCATACCCAACGGATATGCTCCGAAATATCCCTCATTGGGACCTCGCAATAACCTTTACTATTCCTCAAGCGCACAGAATTCTTGCTCACGGTATTGCGCCGAGTCGTTTAGGTGTGCTCCCCCACGGTGTCGATACCTCTAAGTTCAAGCCTATGCTCAGCGACGAGGCCCGCAAAAAATTAGGTATCCCCACAGATAAATTTATTGTTTTAAACGCAAACCGGAACCAACCCAGAAAAAACATTGACCTAACAATTAAGGCCTTCGCTGCTTTTGCGGCGAATAAACCGGACACGCTTTTGTACCTGCACATGGGAGCAAAAGATATGGGTTGGGATATCATCCCCCTGTTCGAAAGGGAAATGAAACTTAAAGGTGCCGACCCTACAAACCGTTTAGTTCTAACTTCACAAGATATCAATTACATCAGTGCGCCGCCAGATGATCTTCTTAATCTGATTTATAACGCATGCGACGTAGGTATTAACACAAGCAACGGCGAAGGTTGGGGTCTTGTAAGTTTTGAACATGCCAGTTGCAGGAAACCTCAAGTAGTACCCAACCACACGTCGTGCCAAGACATCTGGAAAGAAGCGGGCTTGCTGATCGACGTCTCTACGTGGATTGTTGATAAAGATCTGGGAGTGGGCAGGGGCCTAATTGATGTAGACCATGCTGAGAAATTACTAACTCAGTTATATGAAGATCCAGCTCTCTACGCGAAAGTAGCCGAAGATTGCTACAAGGTGACTCAAAAACCTGAATACAGGTGGGAGTCAGTTGCCGCCGGATTCTCTCAAGCTGTTACTGAACTTGTTAACTGATCATGCAAAACTCCACTCGCTTCTTGCACATGTACAACTATGTTGTACACCCAATTAAAAAACAAAAAAACGGTATAGACAATGTATATACACAAGCCGAACAACTAGGGGGCAAATTTACTCGTATATCAAAAGGCAACCCTGATAACTCTGTAGCAAATTTTAGTCCTAGTATTTTGAAGCATAAAGGGACGACATACATCGCGTGGCGATCTCAGCCAGAACCTTTCGGTTTTCGTTGGGACATGAATTACTTTTACCTAAACAACAAACCTACAGATATTTATATTGGTGTACTGGCGGACGACAGCACGATTCTTGGGGCTAAACTCTTACGCCCAGGTAGACATCGCTTGAGTTACGAGGACCCTCGATTGTTTGAAGGCCCCGACGGAGCTATGTACGTACAATTTGTCGCGTCGACTTACGCAAGTAAGTATGACAAAAAAGGAGTCAAGTTTTTTGATACCCCTAAAGTTATTGTCTGTTATATAAATGATGAACTAGAAGCGGTAAACGCCGCCATCCCTCCCATAGGCGAAAACTTAATTAAAGGTAAAACAGAAAAAAATTGGTGCTTCTTTGCCCATGAAGAAGAACTTCGTTGCCTTTACTCCACACGGCCTATAAAAATTGAATGTGAAAAAGATAAAGCTATTGAAATTAATAGCGATGTTTTAGATGAAGTAACAAAAAAATCTCCTACTTTTAACTCTCTACCTCCTATTTCTATTGATGGTGGACATCTTGTTTTTTATCACTGGAAGCACATGGAAGAGAGAAGCAACAACAAGATGTATCTTTTATACCACTTAAGTGCTTACGTTCTTGATAAAACATTTTCTAAAATTACACACGTAATTAAAGAACCTTTGTTTTCTGGTTCTCTAGAGGATTATCTGATTACGTGGACTAATGTGCATGGTCAGCCGGTATCATCCCAACCTGCATGCATATTGCCTTTTGGAGCTTATGTGGAGGATCAACAATTAGTAATGGCTTTGGGTGTTAATGATGCTTTTAATGGTATTTTTAGATGCCCTTTAAAATCTATAACAGATAAATTAGTGAAAGTAAATTAAGACCTTTCTTCGCGCTCCAGTGTAGACCATACTAATAAGGAAGAGTCCTCCAGTAAGGCTTGAATTGTAGGTTGTCCATCAAACGTATTAATTAATTCGCGAAGACAACGATCTGCACCTGCTAGTAATAAACCTCTTCGATCTAACCCATCACTTATCTGGCGAACAACTTGAATGTGAGCCCGCAGTTCTTTTTGAAGAACAGAAATTTTAGTTGCAGCAGTAGCGTGGTCCAACATATTTGCCACGACCATATCCCTTACATTTTTAATGTCTATCTGTAAATCTTCAATTTCTCGGAGTAGTACTTTACGTAGGTCTTCTTTAGGGTATTTCTCTTGTACCCACGCGGTAAGATCCGAAATACTCCCGGTGTAGCCAGGGGTTAAAAACCTAGCGTACATATAAGCTTCTACTTCACTGGTAGAGTTTTTCGCGTAATAAATAAAAGCTTCTTTTTGAGATTTTTCAAGGGAGGTAAGCCAGGAAGCAACTGTTGTCGAATCTCCTATTGTTGCTTTAATCATGCCAACGCATTAAAAGCTGCAAATGCTCTTGAAGAATCCTGATTCTTTAACGCCATTTGGCCTAAGAAGTTTGATTGAATTTTTGCAAGATCGTTTTCTGTCTGAGCTTGCATTGTTTTCAGGTTAAGGTTCGCTGTTAGATAAGCTTGTGCCGCTTGATTTTTATTTTGTAGGGCACCTAAACCAGCTGAAGCAAGCCCTGTAGCCGTGTTACCAAATAAACCCCCTTCTTCACTTAAGATACTTTTTTCGAACGCGGCAATATTTTTTAGATAATCCTGAGACATATTTGCAACGGTATAAGGAGCTAGTGCTTCTATACTTTGTTTTGTTGAGGCGTCTTGGACTAGTACGTCAGCAGCCAGTTTGCCATATTGACCAGCTAGACCAAGGCGTAAATTAGACTCACTTAAGTCTTTTTGTCTAGATGCATCAAAAATATCGTATTGTCCTTGCCCTAAAACTTGTTGCTGAGCCCCTTTAGCTGCCAGATAAGGAGCCCTGTTAGCAGCCAAATCACTAGCTTCTATACTCAAGCGAGTGTTATAAGGCGCCATCTGCGCCAAATAAAGTTGTGCCTGCCCTGCATAATCAGGACTCATCACTGTAGGTGAACCGTAACCTAATAAAGGATCACTACTACTCTTTTTGCTCCCTCCTCCTCCAAATAAATTATTAACAAGACCCCCCGCAGCTCCGGAGGCTAATCCTCCTCCAATTGCAGCAAGAATAGGTACAGCCATGTTTAAGCCCTCACACCGAGTTTAAATTGAAAAGGTGCTAGTGCCGCTTGTGTTCCTCTTGTCATAGCATCTGTAACATTTACATTTGGCACACCAGCAAGATATATACCCTGAGCAAGATTACCCATAGCTGCAGCATTCGCGGCAAGACGTGTTTGTTCAATAGCTCCCCACTGCTCTATACGTTTAATAGACTCTTGACGCCTAGATATTTCTTCACCTTTTAAACGAGATTCCCTGCTGAAAGCCTCATTAGCTGTAAGTATGCGTTTTAAGTCCTCGTCTGCTAGTCTATTCCTCGTATTGGGATCTACTGTATTTCTTAAAATTTTTAATATTTCAATAAGGTTAGGGTCTTCTACTTTCTGCCCTTTATCAACTTCCGTTGAAAAATTAGTGCCTCCCCCTGGTATGGGGGGTTCTTTAGATAAGTTTAGAGGGGGAGCTTTTTGTGGTGTAGGTAAACCAGGAGAAGATAACACCCCACGGGCTTGAGCCATCTCTATATTTACGTTTGGTTTGCCTCCTGTAAGTTTGGTCCAAGATTCAACAGACTGAAGCCCATACTTATCTCCCCCCCAGATTTTCATCTGCCCCTCTGAGTCAATAGTAGGAGTACCTGGTTTTAGAAACTTCTCGCCGGCCATACGAGGTTTTGGTTCTTCCTGGCCCCTGGCAGGCGGGATAAATGTAGACGCAGTAAAAGCAGCAAGCCCAGGCAAACCACCAAACGCAAGAGCAGCGTTGGCACCAAAGGAGTTTGGGAGATTGAAATTCGCAGGGTTTGTCATAATTCCTTTAAAACGCCCTCGCTACTTCAGCAAGGACCGGGCTATTTTCTAGTTTACTGGTAGCAAGAATATTTTGTATGGCTGAGTTCAAAGCACTACCAGCAGTGGTATATCCAGAGGAAATCCTTTGCCTCTGAATATCCCCTAGCGTTTTAATTTTTTCTTCCTCTAACCCAAAACCTGCTTGCATAGCTTGTGTAGCATAAGCAGCTTCATCTTTTGCTCTTTGCTGTTCAATCAGTCGTTGATTAAATGTTTCACCTTGATACTCAAGACGCTCTAGTGAATCTCGGGCAAATTTATCTGGGGGAGCAGGTAATTGGAGTTCTACCCCCATAAGTTTGCCGATTGTAGCGTTGTAACGTTTAATATTATATACCTCTTGCTGATACCTCTGTATATAGTTTGCCTGTGTTTCGGGCTGGAAGAAAAACTTACTGGGTGTCCCAGCAGCCATCGGGACCATAGGCTCGGGTTTAAGCGCAGTTAGAGCAGCCCCTATACCTCCTGAAATCCCTTCACCTAAAAGTTGAGCTCCAAGTAAACCTCCAATACCTACACCAACAGCAGGAGCAGCAGCAGGAGCAGCAGCAGGAGAGGAATATTTAAGTATGTTTGCAAACTGAGAACTTCTAGCAATTTTTGCGGCTTCATCTGGACCAAATTGATCAATAAGTTGCTTTATAACTTTGCTCAAGTCTCCGGAAGTTCCTCCTATATTGTCAAGTGCTCTGAGGGACATCAGCTTTTACCAGGGTTATCGTAAGAAGTGCCTGAGTTAGGCTTCTTGCTTAATTGTAGTAAATTATCAGTGGAAGGGGCAAATATCCCTCTTTCTTTTTGTTGAGGAGAAGGCATAGTAGCAGTCTGCAAGAAATTAGAACGAATATAAGCCTGCAGAAAACTAGCCGGATCTAAAGCGGGTGCTATTTTACGAACATCCCTCTCTTTTAAATAAAGTTCTCTTTCAGTCATTTCAGCTTAATGCCTGATATTCCACGGAGGGAGGAATAGAGTTTGAACCAGGGGCGTTGAGTACAGAGTACTGACCCCCATAACTAGGCATGTCATACTCGAGAGGACGCTGTCTGCTTAAGTACTCTCCGCTATCTAAGGATTGTCTTTGTTGGTCCTCAATAAAACCTATAAACATTTGCATCATCTGAGGGTCCTCTAAAAGAATTTCTAGTAAGTCTTCAAGCTCGCTGCTGTCTTCAGGAGTAACAACACCTGCCGTAATACGATGCCTAAGTTGACCAGTTGCTTCTGGAGTATTGTTACCTGGGTACTTATTTAAAGAGCGGGTGGCTCCCGTATACATCCCCTCAGGTTCCATCCCAGGCATGGGAGCTTCGGCTTTACCGAAGTTACGTAACACTGCATGAACGGTAGGTGCCGCTATAGCACGTTCAGCATCAGTCTGCGGAACTGGAAGGCCTAAAATCCTTGCCGCTAATTCATAATCCTGAGGCGAGAACACCAGAGCACACTCCTACTGATGCTTCTAGTTTAGTCCCGATTTGTAGAATATCGCCAGGTTGAACGTCTAAACTTAAACAAATCCGTTCAATTACATCTGGAGAAGGTATGTAATACTGATCGTTATAGATCTTGCGCGTAGTTGTAGGAGACAAATTTGAAAATTTACTCAGCTTAAACGAAGTAACCCCACGGTCGTCCAACACTTTTTTTAAAGTGTTAATAAGCGCTTTTTGCATTGTGTAGGAAGAATAAAAAGGCACCCTACTAACAACATACTGACTTCTTACTTTAGCTTACTTCAGGGATTTTGTAGGATTTATCCAAGCCTAAAAAATCAATGATTAAATTACAGTGTTTTATATTTTTAGAATACCATTCATTTAAATCCAACGACAATAATTTTCCTAATAAAGTGACGTTGCACAACAAGGGTCTGTTGTCATAAACCGAACAACGATTGTCGATAAGTTTTTCACAGACTCCATTTTCGTCTGTTACGTAGGGAAAACTGGCTATGACCTGTCTTAGAACAGGGTCCGGATGGTTTTGTCCTTTATCTAAAATTCCTCCTACTAAACGACAACACCCCGAACAACCCGTACAAGGAAACCCATCTTTGTACATTTTAAAAACCTAGATTTTTAGATCGGACAAAGTTTAAGTCATAAGAAGTAAAATCTAGAGGTAAAGCTGCGTTGTTAAACGGGTGCGTATAGACCTCTCCTTCAATATGGTTTTGCCACGCTGGGCTCCATTTAGCGTGTAAATAGTGCTTATTCATCTCATGTGCTTTATGAATACCCATAGCTAAAGAGGGGTCACTTCGCCAAGTCTGACTTCCGTCGGCATAGTCCCCTGAAGTTTCACCGTGGAAATAGGGTTTACCTATGGACATCTCTCTTTTTAGATCAGAGTGTTTAAACCTCATCCCGTAATCCATGTCTTCACAGTACGCAGGATACAAATTTTCATCAAATAAACCAAACCGCTGGACAACCCAATCCTTTAAAAGGAACAAATCCCAACTTCCATTTTCCCCATGCACAATACCGGTATCTGGATCTTGAGCCCGCTCGACCATCGAACGAAGTAAACCGGGCGTAAACATAATGTCGTGGTTAACAATTACCCAGTAAGGAGCGTTCATGTACGATTTAATGATTAAATTCCACGCTCCGGAGCACCCGACATTCGCGGGCATGTGACAAACGACAATTTTATTTATGTATTTGTGCGGAACTTTACTTAAGAGGTCCAGCTCTTCTGTTAGTTCACCCCTTCCGTTGTTATTAAAAACAACAAAAGTATCTACAGGATAATCTATACTATACAGTAACCTGTACACCCAATAAGAAGTATTTACAACAGCAGTACCAATTACAGGTATCGTCATTTTTGCGTTGAAACTGTCAAGATACTAGCACTCTAAAAATAACGCAGCAACTTTTCTTGCACCGACTTAAAACAATTTAACTTAGTTATAAAATGGAGTTAAGTAAACAAACTCAATATTTTAAAGAATTGAATTAAGACTCCTCAAAATTAAAGTAGTAATGAAGGGAGTTAAGAACTTCTTCCTGAATAGACTCCACAATAGATTCTTCAGAAGGTTCGTCTACATGTTTGTAGGCTCTCCTGTAACCACGGCGGATGCCTTCGTCTAACGCTTGATCTAAAAGCGGAAAGAATTTGGGTTTCATTAAAAACACAGAATAAATTTGTACATTATAACTAGTCTAAATAATCATCACTCTCTTCCTCCGCCCAAAGACCATCTGGGTCATCAAAAAGATTATCTAAATTTAACTCCTCCTCATCCTCACCTCTCTTTTCTTCTTCCTCTTCTGTAGCCAGCAGGATACCTTTCACCAAATATCCCCAATCTCTTGTTTCTGTTACTACATTTTCTTCCCCGCACACATCGCACAGTCCTATCCAGTTAGAACTGCACCCTACACTGTACTTCCCATACTTTTCTCCGCAGGGGGCACAACAAACATAAGCTTGCTTTAAACGTTCCTTTAAGGTTTTGTCCTTAATAAAATGGAGAGAAGTCATGATCAAAAAAAATTCAGCTCCAATTTAACAGGAGAAAGTAAAAGCGGAACTCAAAACAAAATAAAATTATCTTGGTTTTCTTGTCACGTAGTGCTTATCTTTAAATAATTCAAATAAACTTTCAACGTTATAGGCGTATCGCTGGCTGTGGGCTCCCCTAGAGTTAAAACCCCCCACCTCGATGCAGGCTTCTTTGGCCTCTTCGAGGGTTATATAATGTAAACCTTTCTCAAGCTTACCCAAACGACGCCAAGAATTGACTCTTTCCATTTTTAAAATCTGTCGGACAGAGAGAGAAAGATCCGAAAAAGAAGCGACCCACATAATAAAAATACAAAAAACTAAAAATAAAACTAAATAAGTTAACTTTCTAGATTAAGAGGATTTAATCGATGCTGCGCGTGAAGTGAGGGCGACTTAGCTCCATCCCATAAAACCCTACAGTATTTTATGTTTTGATTTTTTTCATTCTTTTTAATAAGGCACTCAACAATTGTGCCCTTCCTCTGCAGAGACTTTGCTCTTATTTCTAGAGCAAGTGTACGAGGAGCATCTACCACACTGGTGTTTCGCGGTCTTTCTAACACGCGATCTCCTTCTTCAAAAATAAATCCGATTCTAGCCATTGGGTTGTTTTAATAAAGAGGATTCAGTTTTTGCTTTGTTTTTGGCTAGCTTCGTTGCGATAGCTTTTTTGACATTTTCTCTTGAAGAACATTTATAGCAACAATAAGGTCCTGCTGATAAAGGCTTACGTACTTTCTGAGCAAACCAAAGCCTTAACTTGGAGCCCTTAAGCGGAAAGTGCGTTTGACAAACAGGACAAACAAAAACCAGAAATTGCTTGTTCACAAGAAAAAAAATTCACAGCCTAGTAAAGCAGAAAAAACCTAGACGCGCAACGTACTTGAAGTAACACTTAGTTACTTATTTTTATCTGGTTTTAATTTTTGTTCTGGTTAGCGTACGCTTTTGCATACTCGACAGCATACCCTTCACAAAAACGGTAAACAGCATACGTTTCACTGTTCATATTTTGCAACTCTTTAGCAATACACTCTCGCTCAGCTTCTTGTTGAATTCTTACTTTTTTATTGAATAAAGGCCCTTCTGCTACCACAACAGCAAGACAGGCAAAAACTCCCGCAACTAAAGCCCCCTTAAAAAAAATAGAAGCGCAAGTATCTAGAAGTTTCCAAGCTTGCCAAGCAAGAGCCACTTTAACTAAGTGTTGAGTCTGGACGTCGACTACGTTTTTGTTGTTGGTCACAGAGGGAGGTGAAACACATGACAATGGTAGCACATAATAAGCCCTGTGTTCCTCAAACTAAGGAAAAAAGCTTAAGAAAAGAATCCGCCCTGCTAGTATAATGACGCTTGTTAGACCTTTCTCATGTACTTGGCTCTAGATACAAAGTACGATATCAAACACGAATGGTATAAAAAGCTTCTTGAAGCTTACGACATGCTTTCAAAAGAGCCTAAAGCTCAAAAGCTACATTTTGACCCGGATAAAAAACGTTTAATAGTCGAAATTGGTGTTTACGAAGGAGCTTCTAGTTGCTGGTGGTCTGATAACTTCCTTAATCACCCTGAAAGTAGGCTTATTTCTATTGATCCTTTCACGGGGAACAAGGAGTACATCGAAAATGACGATAAATTTCCCACGCTTGGTCAAATTGAGCTGATTGCTCGCACTAATATTGCTAAAAGTAAAAACGCAGGAAAAGTTACTGTACAGAAAGCTTGTTCCTGGAACATTTTTCCTTTTATTGCGGCTGAATTAGACAACCAAATAGACATTTTATACATCGACGGCGAGCACACACCCAATGCTCTCTGTAGAGACACATCGCTTTACTACCCTTTATTAAAATCCGGAGGGGTTTTAATTTTTGATGACTATGGACACCCCGATGTTCGAAAGGGCATAGATGCAAGCTTGAATGCGTTTGGTAATTTAGAGATTGTTTTTTGTTCAGATTGGCAATTTTGGTGCGTTAAAAAATAAACAAATTACTAAGCTATAGGTCCAAAACGGCTGAATAAATATCTGTCTCTTTCAATATCTTCATAACTGTCTGATGGGCCGGGGAGTCTGTACTATTGAAGATCAAGTTGTGTAGGATCTAAACGAATCCCTCTTGGGCGAGGACTATTTAACTCTTCATAAAATTTTTGTTCTATATACTCACTTTCTGTACGTGGAGTATTGTAGTTTACACCGTAACGATTACTCTCGTAAGCCAAAGGAAGGCTTGGCCCCGGACGATTTAATCTTTCATAATATTTTTGTAAGTCGTCGGGGCGGTCATCAAATTTTTTATAGTCATCTAACTCCTTCTGGGGCATACCCTTAAAAGGGTTGCGAGGACCTATTTTAAAGCTAAGCCCAGCAAGGTAATCCTCGAGAAAATTTTGGGCTAATTCGTCAGCTGCAGGGTACAAGAGAATCCGCCAAAAATTCTTTTTATAAGTCTAATATATAATTTGCGTTTATTAGTTTTTGTTGTATTGTCTTATTTTAACGACCAAACAATACTTCAGACAAACCAAACTCCCCACGGCGTGGGTTAAACCTCTCTCCAGCTAACTCCATACGTCTTTGCAACTCATTACGGTTTTGTCTGCGAGTCATTTCGGCCTTCCCTTGAGCGGATAATGGTTTTATTTCAGCTGTTAAAGGTGCTTGAGCCATGCGTGGTTTGCCTGCAACGTTAGTTCTGGGTGCCGTTCCGATAAATTGACGCACTTTAGGTACTATACCTTCACCCGTTTCTTGACGAACGATTTCATTTGCAGCATTAACCGCAGCTGACCCGACTAAACCTGTACCTATGCCAGGTGCTAACGGAGCTAAAACAGGAGTAGATAAAGCTGCGGCAAAAGCTGCTCCTGTCGGTAAACTTTGAACAAATTCACGACCCATCTGTTGTCCCATCGCAGCAGGTCCTTGTCTGTACCCTGTTTGAATTGCTTCCGGACTTGGGATTAAATCAGCTAAACCAGGTAACAGAGATGCCGGATTTCTTGATATAGCTCGTACCGGACGTTCAAATGCCTGCCTTACTGCGGGTGTCGGTCCAGTTTTTATCATGCGTGGGGTAAACGCTTTAAGCGGTCTAAATCCTTTAAGCCCAGTTTCCCCTGCTTCAAATGCCGCATCAGTTCTGGTTAATTGATTTCTGTCATCGCGCAGCAACTCTCCCCAAGATGCATTGCTTTCATTAGGAACTCTTGTGTTTCTTCCGATATTCCACCATTCTGTAAGTTCTTTTGACCTGCTACTGAGGTCCTGTCCCATTTGAAGAGCTCCCAACGCAGCTCCAGTTACTGGATCACCAGAAAAATATCGAGGTGTAGATGAGAAAGGTAGTGTACTTTGAGCTACCCTAACTTTATCAGGAGCTATATTTATTTTTCCTTTTAAACCGGCTTCTGGAGGATTTGCTTGTAAAGCAAGAACTTTTCCCTGAGGAGTAATAAAAGCAAGTTGTTTGTATCCTTCTATGTCATCTAGGGAAGCTGGCCCAAAACCTCCTCTGGAATAACTAATAGCTCGAAGGTTAGGTAATTTTTGACCCGCTTCTGCAAAAGGTTTTAATTTTCGTATAGTGCTACTTTGTTCCTCTGTAAGTCCCTCCTCAAGACGAGACTTATATAAATCTTTTGAGGGAACTGGACTATTGTAAACAATTGTGTTTGGCCTTAGGTTTGAAAAAGCTTGTTGTTTAATTTCTTCCTCCCACGCTTGAGTGATCGGAGCAGGTATGTCTGTTTTAGCCTCAAAATTTAAACTCTCTCCTGGTCTAGACGTTTCAAACATAATCCCTCTTGCACTGGTAGCAGGATTTGCAACCAAAAAGTCTAAAAAATTAGAAGATACTTTCTCTGGACTAGGAATAGCCTGGGAATTAGCAAGAAAAAAGTTTTTTCCTCCTGATTTAGATACTTTTATGTCGTAAGTGTTATCTGAAGGCAACGTGCGAATGACTTGTCCGGTCTCTTCATCAAGAAGAAATCCAACAGGGGCCGCAGCAGCGGAAGCTAACGTTGTTTTAAGACCAGGATAAATATCAGTTAAATTATCAGAAGGTATTTCGGCGTATATTGCTCTTAATGCATTATTAACTTCTGCAGCTCTTTTATCAATAAGTGCAAACTTTTCTCTTGTTTCTGGTTGCGATAAATTTAAATAACCTCCTCCTCCAATTACTGGTCTGTTAGGTCTAAAAGCAAGTTTTTCATTAGAAACTAATATATTTTGTTTACCTGCAATTTCGTTTATTTTCTGACGAGCCTCTTGCTGTAACAAAGGATTTCCACTTGTATATTTACTTTCTATAACCGCAAGGGTTTGGGATAAAGAAGGACGAAGATCAGGTTCTACATCTAGCAAAACATTCTCATATAGGTCTTTTCTTATTTCAGGAGTAGAAAACATCTGCTCTTGGTCCGCATATTTTAAATAAGGCGCGAATTCCTCTCCTTTAATAGGCACAGCTCTATCTGGTTTTACTTCTTGACTCAGTAAATCTCGGACTTCCGGATATTTATCTAAAACTTGTTCAAAACGAGCTAAAGCCTCTGTAGGTTTTTGTTTTAATTGTTTAATTTTACTTTCTCGTAAATCCTCCACTAAACCAGGAACAACTAATTGATTTCCCTGATCTATATTTATAAAATCACGAGAGATAGGGTTTAAAAGCTCTCTTTGTTCAGGAGAAGTTAAATCAGCAAACCTATACCTTTGTTGCTCTCTTAAAGGTAATCGTCGATACTCTCTAAGATTAGTTAAAGGTGATACATCTGCAAACCTTTGATTTTGTCTTTCTAAATTTCGATCTGCTCGTATTGTTCTTTCTTGTTGTTGAGCTGCTTCATTGGCGCCACGTTCGCCTAAAGCTTCTCTAACACTAGGAAGCATTTCATCTAAAATAACGCCGATTCTGCTATCTATAGAGGTTAATGGTCCGTACCTTATTTGATTTATACCGCTCGATATTTGCCTAATATCCCTAGATCGTTGGTCAAGATAATCTGGGTCATTTAACTGTTCTGGTGTACTGGGTCTAAGTCTGTTTTCGAACTCATTTAGAGCCTCTGCTTCTTGATTAAAAAAACTTAACTGGTCAGGAGAATTTCGAGTTGCTCGAGCGTTTACTAGTTGTTGACGTGTAGGGGAAGTAGGAGATTCTTCTTGCTCTATTAACCGACGATTTTCTGATAAGCTATCTAAATAATTTACTTTATCGCGTAAATTACTAAAACCAGGATACATGTCCCTGTCTAGCCCACGGCTGTAGCTTCTTGTTCCTTCCCTTTCAACAAAATCAGCCGTATCAAACTGTCTTTCAGTTGGAAGATCACCATAAGTAGGATCTAATACTTCAGAAGTAAATGATTCTCTTAAAGAATTCCAATCTTCTGGCTCAATTAAATTTTGGGAGTAGTCATTTAAAAACCTCCGCCCCACTGCTCCTTGATCCTCAGCGTAAACGTCAACGTTTGGTTGAGATAAAAAACCTCTTATTTTAGGGTTTTGTTGCGCTAAACGGTACCCTGTATAGTTTTCAAGATCTGGATCTACATCAGTCCCTTGAGGTGAAGGCAAATAATCTGGATAATCAGAGACACTTAAATAAGACCGAGGGTCCAGATCCACTTCATCCACATCAACTCCTTGTCTCCCTGCTGCATCAAAAGCATCGTCATATAAATCGCCTCGGTCTATAGCTTCTTGAAATAAAGCCTCTCGTGCGTTCCTCGAAAAATCTCTCGTAAATTGATTCTCGTTTTCAATAGCTCTTGCGGCTTTCCGAATGTTTTCTGGTCGGTAAAAAGAGGAGAGAGACACTTTGGGGCTAAACCACTACCGACACAACTAAGTTTAGTTGAAATTATAAGAAAAAAAATAAAAAAAGCAAAAGGAGGGTACCCGTACACACTAAATACCTGTAGTATCGTAGAGTACTCTAGTCTTCCTGGTTTAATCCTGTGTCAAATTCAATGCTCGTGCTGGAAATGTACCTCCATGCGGGGACTTGGGTCTTTACTGACGAAAAAAGAGGTCTTATTAATGAGCCTTTTGTGCTTGGAGTGCCTGAAATTTTTGACTCAGTGCTCGAAAAACAAAATTTAAAAGGTAAATCTAAATACAGAGTTATTTTTTCAGACGAAAATTTCCCACTAGCCCACGCGGAGGTGGAAAAAATTTCAGAAGAGGGTGGGGGTGCGTGGTACAAAGACAAAGAAACCCTTCCGGGTTGGCTTTGTCCCGCAACTCTTAAATTTTTTAAAAAATTTCCAGAAAAAATTTTTTTTAGGATCGAAATAATAAATTAAAGAATAAGGGGCTGTCACTATATTGATACCAAAAACTCTTGGCTCAGTTTCCCAGCAAGATTTTCTTACCCTTCTCGCCGGCCCCGTCGAATTTACCCCTTATGGAAAAAAAAGAAATACCGTGCAGGATAAGTTCTGGGTTGTGCATACATAGGCCCGCACTAAATAACATTTAGTCCGAGGCTAAATAACATTTAGCTAAGCCTAATTGTATTAGTTCATTTGTTCCTGGGGAGGGGTGACTATCACGAAATATTAAGTTTGTTGACAAAGGCCCTAGCCCTATGGTATCTCGCGCACGTGCGCATGCGGTTCTTACTATCAGGTGAGCCTTCCCTTAGTGTGCCAGTTG